TGGTGCAGCCGAATGGCGTGACGCGAATGCAGGATCTTGCGGAAGCTGAGTCAGGCGACTTCAAGTCTGGCAACGCAGCAGACGTCTCGACACTGCAAGTGCAGAAGCAGGCCGACATGGCGGTCGCAGCAAATGCGGCTCAGCGGATTGAGCAGCGGCTGGCACAGGCGTTCATGCTGTACGACAGCATCCAACGTGACGCTGAACGTGTGACCAGCACCGAGCTGACCCTGTTGGCAAACGCACTCGAGGCAAGCCTCGGCGGTCTGTACAGTAACTTGTCGCAGACACTGCAGCTGCCGCTGGTGAAGCGCCTGATGGAGCGTATGCAGCGGCAGAAACGCCTGCCGGCTTTGCCAGACGGCGTGATCAAGCCGAGCATCGTCACTGGCACAGCAGCCCTAGGCCGAGGCAATGACCTCAACAACCTCATGCAGTTCATGCAGGTGGTCGGGTCACTAGGCCCAGGTGTGCTTGAGACCTTCATGAACGTCGACGAGTTCATCATCCGCACCGGCGCCAGTCTTGGCATCGATATGGGTGGGCTCGTGAAGACCCGAGAGCAGATCGCCCTCGAACAACAGGCCCAACTTGAGGCCCAACAACAACAGCAACTCGCGTCGATCGCACAGAGCGCAGCACCGCAAGCGGTTAAGGCTGTCGCCGACGCTACCCAGCAACAACAGTGAGTGAAAACATGGCTGACACTGATACCCAAATGTCCCTGCCGCTCGACGGCGATGTCGCTGAACCGACGCTGCAGGAATCATACGACAAACTCGTTGAAGAGGGCCACTTGCCCAAGGACGAGAATGTCGAAACCGAACCCGCTCAGACGTCTGAGCAGCCACAGGCTGACGAGCGGCCTGCATGGTTGCCGGAGAAGTTTAACAGCCCAGAAGACATGGCGAAGAGCTATGCAGAGCTTGAACGGAAACTCAGTAGTGGGGAGCCTGAAGCCGAGGAGGCAAGCGAAAGCGAGGAGGTAACTCCCACTCCCGCTGTCGACAGCCTGATCGGTAATGCAGAACAGGAGTTTATGTCGACCGGGCAGTTGTCCGACGAAACTTTCGACGCTCTGGCTGCAGCCGGCATCCCTCGAGAGACCGTTGAGGCTGTGCGAGACATGCGTATTCGCGAGGCTGAACAGAACCGCTCGGCAATCGTGCAGGAGTTTGGAGGCGACGACCGTGTCGGAGCCATGCAGACGTGGGCCGCTGATCATTACGACGACAACATGATCGAGCGGCTCAACGGGATGCTGAACAGCGGCGATTACAGCCAGACCCGCATGGCAATGGCTATGATCTCCACTGACTACGACCGAACCGTCGGCTCGACAGAACCCCAGCGGACGATTGGCGGTGTACGGTCTGGACCCGAGGGCTTCCGCTCAACAGCGGAGATGCTCGAGGCGATCAACGATCCGCGATACAAGTCGGATGACGCCTACCGGAATGATGTCGAGCGCAAGATTGGCAACATGACGTAGGACACCCCATGAAAAAACGGCTAAGCGAGCGCGGTTTGGCGCTCATCGCGTACTATGAAGCCAGTACCAGTCTGAAGACCCGCGATGGTCACGTCTGGTATCCTGGTGGTTACGACAACATTCCCGACAAGTACCTCAAGGTATACGCGGATCCGATCGCTACGGACCCGGTGCCAACTGTCGGGTTCGGCACGACAAGCTACGACATCAAGGGCCTCGAGATCGGCCATGTTTACAACGAAGCTGACGTGCTGCGCATGTTTGAGACGACGATCGGTCGCTACGAGAAAGCGGTGAACAAGCACGTCACCGTGCCGCTTAACCAGAACGAGTTCGATGCCCTCGTGTCGTTTGTCTACAACGTCGGCATCGCGGCTTTCCGCGACAGTACGCTACTGCGCCTGCTCAATCGGAGCCAGCGCGTATTGGCAACCAACGAGTTCCATCGCTGGAACAAGGCGGGCGGCAAAGAACGTGAAGGTCTGCGCAAGCGGCGGGCATCTGAGGCTGAGCTCTTTGCTTCGCCGGTGTCGGTCCCGCGTGGCGACATCACCGACAGCCGAACCATGCGAGCAGCCGGTGCGCTGGGCGTCGTGGGCACTGTCACGGCAGTGGCTCCGGTGATCGGCCCGCTCGAGCAGGCAGCGACGTTTGTCGAGAATCACATCTGGCTTGCGGGGCTGATTGCAGCTGCGTTCGCCGGCTACTTCATCATGGTTCGTTTAGACGATTGGCAGAAAGGGCGCCGATGAAATGTTCGACGACATCAAGCGTATTGTCTTTAGCGCTGCAATCGGTTTTGCGGCAATCGCGTACATCATCAGCACAAGGCAAGCACGTCGAAATGAACGCAAGAAACTCACACGACACTTTACGGAGAAAGGCTACGATGCCCAAGCGGCTCGCCACCTTTCTCACGCTGTCAGCGACCGCGCTCTGCGTGGCCAGCTGCAGCAGCACGGATGGCTCCGAGATTGACCGAGCCGTCTGTGCATCCTGGCTACCAATCTACGCCAGTGCGGCAGACACCGATCTGACTTTACGACAAGTCCTCGGGTCTAACCTTGCACGCGCAGAATGGTGCAACTGAGACAACCCTAACCGCAGCGGCCCGACGTGCCTGTCGGACAACCAAACGGAAAGCTGAGTCACAGTCATTCTCCCCCTATGTAGTTTAACAGGAGGCCATAATGGCTAATGCTACTCCGAGTTTCCTCGGTATTAAGAATGCAGGCACCTACAACAGTCCTGCGGCGGATGAAAGTTCCGTAAACGCCACACAGTTTGCAGCCAACAACGAGCTGTTTCTCAAGGTGTTCAGTGGTGAGGTCCAAGCTCGGTTCCTCGCTCAAACTGTGCTGCGTGACAAGACCCGGATCCGTACGATCCAGGCTGGTCGCTCGGCGATCTTCAACGCAATCGGCAAGACCACTGCTGCGTACCATGTACCCGGCACGGAGATTACCGGCTCTAACATCAAGCAAGACGAGCGGGTTATCCAAATTGACGATGTTCTGTTGGCTTCTACATTCATAAGTAACTTCAACGAAGCTATGAACCATTATGATGTTCGCTCTGCGTTCAGCCGTGAGATGGGCGATGCACTTGCTCAGACCTACGACCGCAACCTCTTTGCTGTTGCTGGTGCTGAAGCGCTGACGCCATCCTCTGCGATTGCCGACCAAGGCGTTGCTGAGAGCATCACGATGGATACGACCCCGACCTTCGCAGAGCTGGTTGACCAGCTGTATGTCGCGGCACGTAAGCTCGATGAGAAGAACGTCCCTGAGTCTGACCGCTACGTCTACGTGTCCCCGACCGTATACTACGGCCTGCTCGCACAGGATAAGGTTCTGAACCGTGACTTCGTTGCGAACAACGGTGACTTCTCGCAAGGCACCCTGTTCAAGATCGCCGGCATGTCGGTCATCAAGACCAACAACATGCAGGTCGACCACAGCTCTGACTCTGTCGACTTCCGCTCCAAATATGATGCGGACATGTCGAACATGCAGGCGCTGGTCATGCATCCTGAGGCGCTCGGTACTGTCCAGCTTGGTTCGTTCGGTATGTCGACTGAGTCCGAGTACGACATCCGTCGCCAAGGCGTACTGATGGTCTCCAAGATGGCAGTCGGCCACGGCACGCTGCGTCCTGAGTGTATCATCGGTATCCAGACCGACGGCACCAACAACACCCTGTCCTAAGCGACACTTTGTGGTGGCTCACACGCTGGGCCACCACTCCCCTAACTTATACGGAGACATGACATGACTGACTTCGTGACGGCTACGACCGAGCTTCAAGCGGTCAACGTCATGCTCACGAACATTGGCGAGACCCCCGTGTCGAGCTTGGAAGATGAGCAGGTTGTTGACGCAGCAATGGCTAAGTCGATCCTCGACAACGTCACCCGTGAGACTCAGACGCAGAGCTGGCACTGGAACACCGACATTCAAATTAAGCTTTCTCGCAACATCGAGAAGAAGATCGTGCTTGCGCCCAACGTAATGCGCGTCGCCCCCAGCGGCCCAGACGCCATGCTTGCTGTCGTGCAGCGCGGGCGGTTCCTCTACAATCGAGGTAGCCACACTTATATCTTCGACCACGACATCACTTGCGACGTCACAATCGGGCTTCCCTTTGAGGAGATGCCAGAGGTGGCTCGCCGCTACGCAACCCTCCGCGCAGCCCGCATGTTCCAAGAGCGCATGATCAGCTCGGATCGGCTGAGCGCAATGGACCGCATGGACGAATACAAGGCCTACTCCGACCTGCTGAACGAAGAGGCAGCTGTCGGCCGCTACAATGCGCTTGCCGGCAACTTCAGCGCCCAGCGCATCATCAATCGCTACGGCTTCAACGGGAGCTAACATCATGCCACTGATCAGCGACACGATTGCCAACCTCATCGGGGGTGTGAGCCAGCAGGCCGAGAACCTGCGCTTTAGCAACACCGCCAACGAGCTGGTAAATGCGTTTGCGTCGCCCGTCTCAGGACTACAGAAGCGACACGCCGCTGAGTTTGTTGGCGAGATGCACGCTTTCAACAGCACCGCTGATCTCGCATTCGACAGCCGCGCTGCTGTCCACTTCATCGACCGCGATACTGTCGAGCGATACGTCCTCGTGGCCGACAGTAACGGCATCAAGGCATTCGACGCTGACACCTCCGACGCAATCGAGGTTGAGTACGTCGGCGGTTCGATCCCTAGCTACCTGACAGATGACGGTGATGGTGGCACGATCACTGACTTTGCCGACGCACTGCGGTTTATCACGGTGGCAGATACGACCTTTGTGTTGAACCGCAACGTCACTGCGAACGGCAGCACTGGCGCTAACTTCAATAGCTATCACTTTGCAGCCTTTCCGCAGCTCGAGTTCGATACAGACCGGGGCGGCTCAAAAGGTGGTCGTAAGGTTGACGACAGTATCGCAACGTCTGGGTCGGCAGGGTATCGCACTCTTTACTTCAGCCAAGGCAAGACAGCGAACACAGGTGACTTCACGATTGGGTTCCTGAACAAAGCAAATCAGTTCATGGGACTGGCGAAACAGGTCAGCGCTACGTCGACTGCGTCGACAGACGAGGTCGTGTCGAAATTCATTCAGGCTGAGTTCTCCTCTTCGCCATCGAGTACCTCCTACGAGCTGCGCGATGCACTGACTTACAATTATTTACGACGCTACGAAGTAAGTAAATTCAGCGCTGACGCAGAAAAGTACCCGTTTTTTAGCAGCGGTACGACACAAGGCGATTTTATTGGCGACTATGGTCCCTCTACGTCTGTACCCGGTCAGGCCTTAAACAATCTAGCGGCGGTCTGGCACAAACAAGCGACAGTGCCTACCACCACTGACGGGTACATGACTGACGACGATCTGCGGCAGTGCTTCGTGGGCCCTTACTACGGTATCAGCGATATATCCTCGAGTGGTTCTACCACGACTTTCCGCGTTGTTCGTCCCGACGAGAAGACATATGCAGGTTTTGAGAGCACGGTCGATGGCCGCACACGGACAATCGTCAACGACCTAAGAGTCAATAGCAGCGGCGAGATCGAGATTACAGACGGCGCTGGCGGCTACCGAGCACTTACAGTCAGCCGCACTGACAGCAATGCTGACCTGTACCTCCCTTACACTAGCTACACACAAACAAACCCACAGCTCAGCAGTCTCTACTGGAGCTCAGCCCCATCCGGCACCACTTGGCCGACTGCTTCGCTCGACCTGATAAACGACCTAGTGCAGATTGCGCACGACGGAGATAACTACACGGTAGGCGTTACCGACGAAGAGCTCCGTATTCTCGTCGCTGACGGCGCTGGGTTTAGCCTGACCAAGAACGCTGCCGGCACGGTGACAGCCTTTGAAGATCTCCCGCCTGAAGCAGCAAATGGTCGGGTGATCAGCGTCGGGGGCGTAGGTGAAGGTGACGGTACATACTACGTGATCGGCATCGACGGTGAATACGTTGAGACCTACGCTGTGCCCTACGTGATCGACGACGACACAATGCCTCACACGATCCGCCGTAAGTTCCGTAATGACGGCACACCGTACTTCGAAGTAGGCCCGCACCAGTATGCAGCGCGTGTCGTAGGTGACGAGGAGTCCAACCGCGTCCCGAGCTTTATCGGCAATACCATAAATGACATATTCGTCTACAAGGGCCGGCTTGGTTTTCTCAGTGACGAGAACGTCATCATGTCGGGTGCTAATGAGTTTGGCAGCACCGCTAACTTCTTCCGCAAAACGGTTATCCAACTTCTCGATGACGACCGGATCGACATCGGTATGTCCACCGGCCGGATCGACATTCTGAAGAACGCAGTCAGCTTCGCCGACACGCTCATGGTGATGTCAGACCGGGCACAGTTTAAGCTGGTGTCGGGTACAGCGCTGTCACCGAACACCGTGTCGATTCAGCAGTCGACCGCGTTTGCAGTGTCGCCAACCGTCCAGCCGATCAACGCCGGCAACACGATCTACTTTGCGCAAGACAACCTCAACTTCACGACCGTGCGCGAAATGGTTGCCGAGTATGATACTGACATCATCGAGACTAACGAGGTAACCGGACAGGCACCGCGTTATGTACCGAACGGTGTGTTCGAAATGGCAGTGTCGACTAAGAAAGAGCTGCTGTGCATGGCCTCGTCGAACGAGCAGAACAGCATCTACGTGTACAAGTACTATAAGAACGAGGGGCAGCGGCTGCAGAGCGCTTGGTCTAAGTGGTCTTACGGGACAGACACTAAGATCCTCGGATTCAGCTTTATCGATGACTACTTAGTGCAGCTCATCAGCGTAACCACGCCTGACTACGTCGGCTCTCTGGAGCTTGCAGCTGGTGCGACGGCCCCAACGTATGGTACATTGAGTACGCGAACGTACATTGTACGCACAAAGATTGAAGAGATCACCAGCGTGTCTGCCACCGCGTTCCCGATCCTGCTCGACATGCGTGCGTCGCGCTCCCAGTGCGCTAGCATTGTTGGACTGCGGACTGACGAGACGAACGCTGCGATCACTGGTCTGCCGCTGGGCACCGACAGCACGACCATCGAGCTGCCTTATCGCACGACCTCGACAAAGCTTGTCGCGCTACGCTCGAGCACAGACGACTACGGCACCTCGATGCCGTTCATTGCAGCCAGTAATCTGAAGCTCAACCCGCTAGCTGGCGGCACTGTCGCTGAGCTGACGACACGGACTGGTGCATTCGTGGCAGCTCCTTCGCAGACTACAGCAGACGCCATCAACGCAATCCTCGATACGACAGCTAAGAACACTTACCTAACGGTCTTCGGGCGCCATGACTACGAGCAAACCAATGCCCTTTCACAGACGCTGGACCTGACCGACCAGCCAGAGTTTACGGTCGGCATCACCTACGACTTCCGCTTTGAGCTGTCTCCTATCTACTACAAGCCAGGACAGACGACTGTCGGCAGGAACGATAGCCGGCTGCAGCTGCGCTACGCCACTGTGACGTATGACGACACAGCTGGTTTTGCCGTCGAGATCACACCAAGTGGCCGCGAGACACGCCTGCGTCAGTTCAACAGCCTGACCTTTGGCGACAGTGAGGATCAGCTGGGTGTCTTGTCGTTCGACACAGGAGCCTTCCGGTTTCCGATCATGGCGAAGAATGACCGCGTCGACATCCTGTTCACAAACTCACAGCCCTACCCTTCGACACTGACGACAATCGAATGGGAAGGCTTTGTCTCGCCCAAGACACTGAGGGGGTGACGGGGGTGACGATCACGGTGACGACGGCTGACCGTCACCACGTTGAATACGTGGCAAACAATTTACGAGAGGCAGACAGACGTGAGGCATGTCGTGTCACTGACAGTGACGACGCTATACGAGCAGTGGTCGAGTCTGCTGACAATTCTTGGTTTACACTGGTCGGCTTGGAGTCTGGCACGACGCCTGTGGCAGTTGCCGGGGTCGCGCCTTCTGGTTCTGTGGGGCTCGGAATCCCTTGGCTCGTCGGAACCGATCGCATCACTGAGAAACCTATTCAGTTCCTGAGACAGGCAAAGTCCGTCTTGGCGCTGATGTTCGACAAGGCAGAGGTCGACGTCTTCTGGAATGTCGTTGATGCCGAGAACGACGTCCACCAGCAATGGCTCAAGTGGGTGGGCGCGTCGTTTGCTCCTAACCCCATCAGCCTCAACGGCTACGACTTTTTCGAATTTACCATCAGGAGAGACTAGATGTGTACAGCCGCGATGGGCCTCATCGGTCCCGTCCTGAACGCGGGTCTGTCGATTGCCCAAGCGAACGTACAGAAGCAGGCAATCTACGAACGCGCCCGTGAACAGCAGGAGCAGTACCTGCTCAACAAGAAGCTCGCTCTCAACAGTTACAACCTGCAGCAAGAGCAGATCGACAAACAAACTGTCGAGCAGGTGCGCGAGACGCAGATGGCTGCGTTCGATCAGACCATGCAAGCACGCGATGTAATGGCACAGACGCGAGCACTCAATGCATCTGTTGGGCGCACGGGTCAGAGCGTTGACGACACGTACGGCGCCATCAGCCAAGTCAGCAACCGGAACCTCGGTCGCCTTGCGCACCGTCGCACCATGCTGCTCGAGTTTGGCCAGGACTCTAAGCTCGCAGCCGGTGACCAGTACGTCGCTCGTGTGAACAGTGTCGCACAAGGCAAGGTCAGCCAAGCCGAGATCGCAGCTGCGAACCTGACAGCGCTGGGCGGGATCATCAGCTCGTTCAGTCAGTTCACCAAGACGATGCAAAGCAATCAGATGATCTCAGCGCAGATGGGCTACCAGCAGCGTAGCTTCGACATGGACCGGCAGATGATTGGCCAAGAGCGTGGGTTCTATGATGCCGAAAGGAGCTACGTGATGGGGGGCTACTATAATGGTTGAGTACATTAAGCCGGTACGCCCTAATGCAGCACCTGTTGCCATGCGCGATAGCTACTACCGGCCGCTGCTCGACAACACCGAGAGCCGTGCCTTGGAGAAGCTAGCCGGTGCCATTGGTGCGCTGCGTGGTCCTATCCGCGAGCTGTCGAACACGGCACTGCAGGGACGGCAAAACCAGCTGCAGATGATGCGCATGGAGCAGAACCTCCAGCTAAAGCAAGAAGAGAATGCCTTCCGTCTGTACAAGATGGAGCAAGACCTGATCACCCAGCAGGCTCGCGAGAACTACAACGACTTCAACGACGCACTGAAAGCGACGCAAGAAAGCTACCGCAACCAAATGGAGCTTGACCTCCTGCGCCTCGAGCAGGATCTGCCTATCCTCGGCACAAGCGTGTTTAGCGGGACGGGCATGGGCAAGGTCACGATGGCCAACGAAGGCGCCATCCGCAACGACCCACTCGATGACCAGCTTTACGATATCCTGTCGTCCGCTGCGTCACAGGTCGGTGTCGAGGTACGTGTCTTCAGCGGTGGCCAAGAGGCTGCAGGCGAAGGCGGTGCTCGTACTGGCACGACACGACACGACCACGGCCGAGCTGCAGACCTCCGGCTTTACGACACAGCCACCGGCAAGATGATCCCGGTTGACGGCAGCGACCAACGCGCTGTCGACTTCGCGCACGTTGCACGCAGCCTCGGTGCTCGCGGCATCGGAGGTGGCGACGGGTACATGGGCGGCACCGCGCTGCACGTCGACATTGTCGGCACAGATGATGGCGGCGGGAACTACTGGGGCAAGAAGGGTGGCACGCCGTATGCGTGGATCCCCGCGCTGTCCGACAGAGACCCAGCGCAAGACATCAAAGAGTATGGCGCGGCTGATAGCGTGCAGTACGTCAACGACATCAATGCCCGCCGGATGTCGGCTATCAACCAGCTTGCGGCTGACTACGGCATCAACGAAGAAGGCCGGCGCAAAGTGCTGGAGGCACAGGCTCGCGACAACGCCTACGCACTCGAGCGTGCGAAGATCTTGACTGAGGGCGCACGACGCCAAGTGCTCGTTCAGGACTATGAACAAGACCGACAGATCACCGCGCAGCAGCTGACTGACCGTATTGAGCAGATGAGTGAGCAGGAGCTCATGACACTTGTCGACAGCGGACAGCTGCACGAATTTGTTGCCGGCGAGCTGGCAAACTCTGGTGTCGCCAACGGCCACGCAAACGACATCATCGCGCAGGCAAACACCAGCGACTACATCTCTGACTCAAGTCCGATCAAGACCGCACTCAAGCGCTACGGCGAGGCGACTCAGTCGTTGCAACGTGACACTGCGTTTGCGAACGTCATCCAGTACACACTCGACGCAGCCAAGATGGGCAGCGGAGGTCCGCTGAACCCGACGACAATGACCGATGCGGAGGTCGCAGAGGTCTTTGAAGAACAAGTAGCGCGCAGTGGCTTGGGCATGGATGAGGTGCTTACTTCGTTTGTCGACCAAGTTGACTTGGCGCAAGGCAAGGCTGCGGCCCAAGGCGCAACTAACGACAACATCGAGGCAGCTGCCAACGTCACAGAACTGATGAACGCGCTGTATCAGCACGGTGCATTCGACAATGCTAGCGCGGACGTACAGGACAAAGTGGCCGGCCTAGTAAAAGACAAGGATGCCAGTGGTGCTGGCTTCGGCGACATCATCAAGATGTTCAATAATAACCTCAAGCAGATCCCTGACGGCACAACAGACTCAGCGGCAATCTTTGCGAACTACAAGCAGTTTGAGCAGCAGATTTCCCCGCTGTTAGATCAGATGAACCCGGTCGAACAAGGCCAGTACATCGACTTACAGACGCGCACGACCGGACGTCTCAACGAAGCGCAGGATGCACACCTTGCTAACCCTGGCACGCCGGTTACTAACGCCGGTGTCGAGTACATTTACAACAATGGCGAGGTACAGCAGCGCGAGGTCTTCTACAACCAAAGCGACCAGAACGAACAAGTCGCTAACAAGCAGGCAGCGGCGATCCGCAGTACACTGCTGCCGGCTGTTGAGCAGATCCAAACAGGTGACGGACAGGCGGGCCGTATGGCGCTGCGCGATGGCTTAGCTACCGCTGCGCGCAATGGCTACGGCGCTGGACTGATGGCTGGCCTAGTAAACGAAGTTATCAGTGGCCAAGGCGGCGTTGTCGACACCGATACCATTGAGACAGTAGCCGCAATTGTTGCCGCGAGCCGGGAGACTGGAAACCCATACGTGGACTTTGCCGGCGATCCTGGGCTGCAGATTATGTCGATGATGCCCGGAAGCTTTGCTGACAACTACCGTGACTTTGGCCGCGCTGTTGTACAGCAAGACATCATCCAAGAAGATCAGATCAATCAAATCGCAGACGCAGTCGGATATGT